ACTGTTCCTTCTAATCCAAGGTCGTCTATGACCCAATGCTTTTCACAGTAGTTCAACGTGTCTGTTAACCATTGACGAATGTCAGCGAGTCTTTCGATACCAAAATACGGAGATTTGTAAACCCACGTTATGAACTCTGTAGGGTCGTCTGTAGCAAGGACTGTAAGGGCAAAACCTGTAAGGGATTGATCGATACCTATAGATACCAACGAATCTTTTGGTATTACTTTACCTTCAATCAGTTTTGTTGACATTTAACAGGGGTTCCATTCTTACTTGAACTAGTAGGTCTAGATCTTTTAGTGTTCCCCCGTTATGCAGTACCTTATCCCACTTATAACCATCTAATGCTGTTTCCGAGATATGCCGATTAACTGCCTCAACTCCTGGGCGTTGAATACGCCATAACTCTCCACCTGCTACTTTTATAGTGGTTGCTTCATTTTCAAAACGAACATCAGTAACAACATAGTTCTTGTTAGGATCGTCCATCTCACGGAGTGCTGCAATTACCCAAACATCGTCCCCAAGACGAGTTCGTGCACCCACACCTAAGTCTTGCAAAAGTCTGCGTACTTCTGGAAACTGAGTCTTTGCTGCGTCCCAACCGTATGCATTTACAATCCCTTGTAAAGTAAATCCACCGTCTTTAACAAATGGATTCATATCCCACAACAGTTTACGAATAGGGTCTGCAAATGCAACGCGGCTAAAGTTGTACTTTTCTACCAGTACTTTTGCCACTTCGTCTTTACCGCTTCGGGCATACCCGCTAAGACCAATGATCATTAGATTCCTCCACGACGTTGCTCAGATGTTCTACGTGTTATCTCACGAGATACCAACATAATATCTCTTTCATGGTTACTTAAGATCATCTCATAAGTTTTACGAAATGCATAAGCACTCTCTACACGGTCTTCTAACTCAATAACTTTTGGATCAAGGGAGATTTCCGCTTTAATCAAAGTAACTTTATCCCCTTTAGTTGCTGCGCTCATTCGTGCCACTAACATTTGGGCATTTTCACGATCCAACTCTAGTTGGCATGCGCGTTCATCTAATTGCGCTTCAACTAACTTAGATGCAAAGAAGTCTGCCCAACCAGTAAGTTTGGTAAACAGTTCTGCCAACTCATCCCCACCAAGATTAGTGATATCTTCTGGAAGATTCATACGCTCATAACGAGGTTGAAGAGGGCTTGCTACCTTTTGTACTACGGGATCAAGTTGCATTCTTTGCATCCATTCTCTGGGTCAATGTTGCACTTTGGCATCCTACCATCTTCTACAGCCTCAACAATTTTCTCAGCCACCCAGAAGATACGTTCTACCATTTCAAAGTCAGCCTTGACACTGAACTCTTTGTATGATTGATCTGCTTTAAGTTCATATATAAAAACGACTTCATTAGGAGCATCGCTTCCATACATGCGTTTTGCTAATTCCAAGTACATCTGACCTTGAAGAAGGTGAGACCTAAATGGACGTCGAATGTTCTTAAACGCCTTCGACACATCGTTGTCAGCATCAGCCAGTAGTTCAGGAGCGTCAAACCGCATAGTGCCAGTTCCAATGGATTTGATCTCGATAAGGCAATCCTCACCTATACCTTTGATCCAACCATCAGTATGACCTGCGATACGCAACTTCTTATCTAGCATCTTTACTTCGTCGTACTTCAACGCACCACCACAGGACGAGCAACTTTCTGGAGAGATACCTGTAGTTATCCCTTTACAATACACGCACTTGAAATCCCCATAAAGATTTCCCATTTCATAGAAGTAAGTCTGCCACTTGTCATGGATGTAGTGACCTTCATCAAAGATTGACTGTAGTTTAAGAGCAGGTTTGCTGCCAAGTTTTACCCCACCACTCATCAAGTAGTAAGAGTACCTATGACAAAAATCAGGCTTAATGATTTCTGAAGGGTGCAGCACCAACGTAGAACGATCACCTTGTGGTCGTCGTAGCATGTACCTCTCTACATCACCTAAGAGGCGTGTAGGCTTCTTCTTGGCGTCTAAGAACTTTTGTAAATCATTTACCATTGTTTGCCCCTATTGTTGAAGTACATAGTCTTCTAAACTTAGTGTAGTGCGTTTTAACTTAAACTCTTTGCTCCATTTACGCTTAAGGGCATTTCTTTCTCTGTGACTTAACCCACCCCAAATACCATGGGGTTCATCTCTAGAAACAGCATCCCATAAGCACTGAGATCTTACAGGGCATGGATTCTTACCTGTTTCTCCCATACAGTAAACCTTTGCTTTATCGGCAATGATCTTGTACTTGGCTTTATCTCGTGGAGGATAAAAAATATCTTCCTCATCAGGGGACTTAGGAGCAGCGCCAAAACATCGTGCTTCATACCTCCAGGAGTACTCTGGCTCGTCATTCATTTGCTAGAAGATTCTCTCTCATCTCTATGAAGTCATCTTCCGTAAGAACTACGTAGTTCTTATTGTTGAGACTAATACCAAAGATTGGTGTACGACTTTCTAGAATTGCATGCGTTACGTTCTTCTCTAAGTCAACGGCTTTAAGAGTGTAAGTCTTATTACCTGTGTACTTATGCTCGATGAGTAGGCCGTCAGCCCTCACATCGCCTTTTCTAGACCAAAAGGAACCTGAACCTGCGTTAACAGTTCCACCTAATTTCTTAGCCAAACGCTTTTCATGCATTTGCGATTTCTTTTGTCCCTCAGTCTTCAAGTTCGATCTTACCTTCTTCAAACCCTTTAAGCAACTTGGGAGTTATGTAAGTCAGCGCTTCACGCCATAGGCAGGTACCACAGCCACAGAATAGTTCTCCTGAGAGTGTCTCTGAGATACTTTCTTCAGATGTTTCCCACATGGCTTCAAACAACATATCTGTGTACTCTTCCACACCACGCTGTATATCGTCAGCCCACTCTGGGTCATTGATAACAAATCCTGGATTACTCATCTACTTCCACCAATTCAGTAGGGAACTCGTTATCTGAAAATACCTTAACTCTGATCTCTTCTTTAAGATCAATCTCTTCGCGAATACTGTCAATGACTGACTCGCTACCTTGCCACTTACGGTCGCCGTAGTAGTACCATCCACCTTTACGTGTAATGATTTCCTTTACAACTGCTAGGGAAACGATCTCTTTAGCAAAGTCAAACTCACCTGGAGCACACTCTCCGCCTTCAGCAAAGTAAAAGTCAAAGTAAGCAACACGTTGTGGTGGGGCAGACTTGTTCTTAAGAGTACGTACTTTAATGCGTTGACCTACTCGTACTTTGTTTGTTCCAGAACCAATTTCAATCCACTCATCACGCTTTACCTCTGAACGAGTAAAGAACGCGTAGTTCTTACCTTCTCCTCCAGGAGTTGTACGAGGGTCTCCGTGCATTACGCCGATCTTCATGCGGTACTGGTTGATGATTAGACCTAAAACAGGGCGCTCATCTTCAATAAGTGATCGCTTCATTGCGGTACCCACGACACGGAAGAACTTGTTAGTAAGAAGCGCTCCACGACCTACGGTTGCCTCTGACATGTCTTTTTCCATTTCAGGGGCAGGGGAAAGGGCAGGTAGGGAGTCAATAACAATTGCGTCTACAGACTTAGACTCCGCAAAGTCGATAACGGCTTGATAAGCCTCTTCCATGATGCTTGTCTCAATAACAATGACACGAGTGGTATCTACGCCACACATGGCCGCATACTCTGGTACCCACTGCTCTGCGGCTACCCAAACAGTTAAGTAGTCTGGATTTAACGCTTGGTTTGCTGCAATTGTTTTGAGAGCAAGCGCTGTTTTACCGTGAGACGGCTCACCGATGAGTTCATTCCATTGATTACCAGGGAACCCACCACCGAGAACATAGTCCAAGGTAGTAGAGCCACTAGTAACACGAGGGATAAGATCACTTCGAATATCCGAAGCAAGTACCACAACGTTATCCCCAAACTTTTTGTTAAGGAGAGCCATAATCTTTTTCGCATCATCATTCATTCCTAGATTCGTCCAATGATAGTTTGTGGGTTGTAGTTATTAGTGGTGTCATTACCTAATGCTGCTGTAGCGCTTCCTTCAACCTTTGCCCCATTAAGAGCGCCAAATCTTCCACCAGATTGTTCTAAAGGGTAGCCGCAATCCATACAACGAGACTTTGCCCCTTGCACAGACATGTAGTTAGTTGAGCGACAGTCAGGGCAAGTCTCCGTTTGAGATGCACTAGATAGCCCACGAGGACTGGACTGTGTTTGAGCAGGCGCTTGATAAGGTGTGTAGTTAGGTTGCATAGGCTGCTGCGAAGGTGGCATAGGCATCGCTGCGGGGCGTGCTTGTGGCGCCTGTTGTTGTGTTCCTAGTTGTTTAGCCCACCAGTCTGCGTTACTCATTGTTTTCCTTATCTTGTAGCAATTCGGCTTTCATATCTTGACCAACTTGAATAAACCATGCAGACATCTTTTGCCTAGCAGCGTGGTACCCACGGTCATAAGCCTTTTCTGCATCTTGCTTATACTCTGGGGTGTGAACACTCAGTTCAAACTTTGTACGCCATTCTTCAGACTCTTTAACCTTTGTAAAGTTGCGCTGATGCCAATCTTCTAACTCAAAGTTGCGAGACTGTAACTTTTGGTTCTCACGAGAAAGGGCTTTGAACGCCGCTTCGTTGCGCTCTAAGTCCCATTTAAGTTCTGCAATTTGATCTTCTAAAGATAACTCTTCATCCATCACTTTGCCTCTCCCCACTTGTCTACGATCTTAACATCGGCTATAAGAGGAACTGTAATCTGTGGAAAGGTAATCCCCTCCATCGACACGCGGATGGCTTCCGCTGCTTCTTCTGCTAGATGTTCAGGGGTAACTGTAACAATTTCATCGTGAATAGTCAAAAGTACGTTTACCTCTGGCTCATCTACAAAGCACGAGTGGGCACGTACTAGGGCTAGTTTCATGATGTCTGCGGCAGATCCCTGGATAACCGTGTTAAATGCCTGACGTTCTCCTCTGGATTTAAGCCCTTGTTCCTTGCTCATCAGTTCTGGAAGGTATCTACGTCGTCCCATAAGGGTTTCTACGTATGGCATTGGTCTCTTTTGCTCTGCCATTCTAATGACCTTGGCCTTGTACTTAGAAATGTTTGAAAACTTCTCCGTAAAGTCATTGAGTAGTTTTTTAGCCTCTGGGATAGTACAGCCGATCTGACTAGCGATCTTATCTGGCCCAACACCGTAGGCGATCGAGAGAACCAAGACTTTACCAGCCTTGCGGTTAACCCCCATAGTGTCACCAATGGTGGTGTAGATGTCCCCGCCTGTTAGGTAGTTATCTACCATGATGGGGTCATTAGATAATGCTGCGATAATACGTGGTTCAATCTGAGAGTAATCGGCTACAACTAACTTGTGTCTTTCAGGTGCAATAAACAAGTTACGGATTAACTTGCCGTAGTCACCACCACTTGGAATGTTTTGAAGATTAGGTTCCGAGGAAGAGAAACGGCCAGTCTCTGCTCCGTGGGCTTTGAAGTTAGTGTGAACTTTTCCTTCAATAAGTAGGCTCTTCTTATCTACAATCTTAGATTTTCCAGAAGTAGTACGGGTAACTTCTCCACCAAGGTATGGCATTACGTATGTAGTCATCAGTTTGTTTAAGTCTTGATACTCCAAGATGGCATCAACAAGTTCGTCCTTACCACGATAAAACTCAAGAGCATCAGATGAAACTGAGTAGTGCTGGATGGATATCTTAGAAGGATCGTTGTAAAGAAGGTCTTGTCCTTTAGGAGTTAAAGCAATCTTTAGTTTGATGTTTGGTTTAATTCCACGACCGCCTTGGTCTTTAGGACCAAACAACCACTTTTGCTTCTCTGCAATAGAGTTAAGAGAGAAGGCTTCCCCAGTAATCTTCCATGCTTTAGCCTTTGACACGTCTAGATCTTTATCGATACGAACCTTTAGTTTAGTCAGTTCTTCAACATCTAAAGTTGCTCCTGAAAGTTCCATGTCGCATAGAGCACCGACAACATCCATCTCAAGACTCCATACAGCCTTAAGGTTTCCCTCTAACTGTGGTGCCAACTTCTTGTATAACTGCCAAGTAACGTCTGCATCAATGCCAGAATACTTTGCAACGTCTTCAAAAGAATGAACCTCAACCTGTGCTCCAACGCCTTTTTCAACAGTAATACCTAACTCACGCTTAGAGCAGTCTGCAAGACCTAGTCCAAGGCGATTACGATTATCAATAATAAAAGATGCCATCAGGGTATCAAAGAAAGGCTTAGTGGGAACGACACCTCGGTAGTACTTGGCAATTGATTTTAAATCAAACTTAACGTTGTGACCGATCTTTAACTTATCGCTAAAGAATAGTGGCTTTAAAGCCCTAAATACTTCTCCTGGCAACAACTGTGCTGGAGGTGGACCAAATACTGGGCGCCAGTTTGCTTTGTTCTTTGAGTAGTCGGCATCAGTAATCTCTTTGCCTTTTTCTAGTTTAGTTAAACCACTCTTAAGCATGTCTTTATCCCAATGCAAAAACTCTCCATTTGGATGTCCCATAGGGATGACGTCTACTCGTCCTTCAGTTGCTAATGAGATCCAGAGAACATCATTGACTACTGGTTGAATACGGTTTTCTCCGACAGTCTCAACGTCGAAGGCAAAAGCATTTACCTTTGAATAAAACTTAACTAAATCATCTAACTGTTCTTGCGTTGTAATAATGTTCATGTACTACCCCCATAGTTATGTGTAGAAGGGCTGATTAATTAAAACCAGCCCATCTACAAGTTGTTGGAACTCTACCCTTGTGAGCGAGCAATACCAATTAGTTCAGAGCGGGGGGTCTCACGAACTACTTGATCTGCGGTATAAGGAACAGCCGCTGCTACAAGCCCATTGACGGTGTCAAGGTCCAACTTCCATTCCTCAGCAAGATCGCGACCACGCACGTACGTTAGGTTGTACTGTGTTGTTGGTCCCATTCCTGTGCGGGAAATCTCCCAGAACTCTCGTACGAGAGGTCCTTTGCGCTCATCTTTATTTGCTGCTGCAATTTGACGAGCGAATACTGGCGGTACAGTAAGTACTTGTACAGTCTGCTCTGCGCCACTTAGGACGAGAACATTCCATGAGAACTTACCGCGAGGCTTATCACCCAAGATATTACAAAGCGGGCACTCGTCTCCGATACAAACAAAAGACTTGCGTCCTTGACGCTCAATCCAGTGCTGTTCGTAAACTGCAAATGGTCCATCTTCTAAGAACTTGATGAGAACAGGATCTTCACTAAACTTGAAGTCTGTTGGATAAGCGGTTGTCTCAGGCTTCATGAGACTATCTAGCGCATCCCAACCACCTTTTACAGTGGACGGTGCCTTCGGAGCAGATACTTCCTCTGCTGTGGTTGCTTCGACATCAGCAGAATACTCTGCTGCTTGGAACTTTGGTTGTGTGATTGTCATGATTGTCTTTTCTGTAGGTTATGCAAGTTGGCATTGAGTCAGAATTATTTCTGACCCTCGTTTTCTGTAATAATCTTCCATCTACGAATTAACGCTTCAGTAAGATCATCGAGGTTACTCCACTCTACACGAGCGGAGCCTAGAAGTCCACGCACTGAGAATTCCTCAATGGCAGATTCTATGAGCGCTCTGGTATACACCCGATTTCCCCCAGTCTTAGACCCGTTAAGAGTCTTTGACCGAAGTCTATACGGGGCACGTGGGATATACCCTTTGCGCTCCCATAAGCGGATAGTAACAATGGTTTTTTCTAAAGCATGCGCTAACGCACCTATAGTAAAGACCTCTGTCTCTTCTCCACCTAATGACTTAATGATCGGGTTTTCATCCCAACCATTGCTCTCACCTTTTTTACGGCGAGAAACTTTAGGATCTGGTTCCCTGCGCTTTTTCTTCTTAGAACCTGGAAGGTATTCTAAGTCAGAGAAAGATGCAAGGATCTCATCGTCCCCACGTAAACCTGGCATCGATTACTTCTTATTAAGAACGATTGCCCATGAAACAACAAGTGGGTAAATGCTATCCACTTCTTCTTCAGTAAGTTCTGCGCTGTACATAGCGGCCATAAGTGCGTCTTCATCGACTACACGAATAGTTTTGTACAACTTATCTTCTAAACCTTTTTCAATGATAAGTTCTTCTGCAAGTTCTTCATTGATCTTGCGAGAAACTCGTCGTTGCTTTTTAAACCCATAGACTCCGTCAATAGGCTCATCAAATGATAGAAGGACATGGCCTTCACTGTCAACTTCTCCATCTTCATCAATCTTGGAAAAGATCTTTTCACGAAGTTCTTTAGACTTCTTTTCAAAGTAATCAAGTTGCTTTTTAACAAAGACAAACTCTTTGGCTTGACCAATAAAGTCATCCTCAGTTACGTTACGTGGTTCTGCGTCTTGTACTCGCGCCATGTTTCCTCCTATGGCCTATTATTTGTAAGGAACCCTATCAGAGATCCTACGGTTAAGTCAACTCCACCCTTTGAGTTGATACCTGCCCCATCTAGTACAGCATCTGCTACCGCGTTTTTTTGCGCCAACATGTCGTACTGCCTCTCTTCAATAGAGTTTTGCATCAAAATGTCCTGGATTATGACTGTAGGCCAACGACTAGACGCACGTTTAATACGTCCGTTACGCTGTACTGACAAACCCGCACTCCAAGGCAAATCGTAGTTAATTAATAGGTTTGCGTTTGGCAAATCTACACCATACCCACCCGCATCTGACGAAATAAAGACACGACACTCTGGGTCAGTTAAAAACTTCTCTTTGCTTGCTTCTTTTTGCTTTGCATCCATTTGACCTGTATAAGTAGTGCCACCTACTGTTTCTTGAATTAGATGCACCATTCCTACCCAAGAGGTAAACACCACTACCTTGGCGTCTGGGTCTGTGTCTAGGTGATCTTCTACGTACTGTTTAAGTACATTGAGTTTGTAGGACTTTGTATGGGTCAGTAGGTCTCGCTCTTTTAAACTTGAACAATAACTACTGCCTTCACCAAGTTCTTCTTCAAACTTTTTTGCCGAGTCTAATAGTAGTAAAGGATGGTCAGAGAGCATCCTCATGGCAGTAATCTTTGACATGATGGATCCTCGAAGAGCATCTGCGGCTCCTCCTCTTTGGTTTTCATGTCCGTAATGAGCCATCAAAGAAAAACTTGCCCCAAGTAATTGCTGCGCTTCAAGTAACTCCTGTTGAAGTTCTTCAGCGATGTAGTTATATAAGTACTTACTATCTTTATCAAACTTAACGTACACAGGATCTCTATGTATCGTATCGGGCAAGTAGGGTGCTACGTCTGGATCGCTTTGTGTTTTACGTACTGATGCAACCTTTACACGTTCGTGAAACAAAGGTAAGTTGCGATAGCGTTGTACACCACCAAAATGATTCCGCACGATAAACGTCTGATCAAATAAATCAAATCTTCCAAGCAGTGAAGGATCGACGAACTGAAAAATAGAATACAATTCTTCAGGGCGTCCGTTCTCAATTGGTGTACCAGTCAGCGCAAACCTAACTTCTACATCTTTAGATAACTGTTTGACCTTCTTGGACCGTTGAGAACGGAAGCCTTTTATAGCGGTTGCTTCATCACAAACGATTGCATCCCACTTAACTTTGCTAACTAAATCCCAATCATTAACAATAGCCTCATAGTTGCATATTAAATACTTACTATCTGATGCCCACTGCTTTTCTCGTGCAGATTTAGGTCCGTCTACAACAGTAGATGTAGAGTCAGAAAACTTAGTGATCTCTTTTTGCCATTGGTACTTAAGACTAGACAACGCAATGACAAGGGTCTTTCCTTCTAACTGCAAGTTTTCCAAGGCAGCAATAGTCATAACAGTTTTACCCGTACCCATCTCAAAGGCTACAAGCATTTGCTTACGCTCTACCATTTTGTCTACTGACTCTACTTGGTAGGGTTTTAATGTGCCTTTAAACATTATCTATGGGGGTAGGAGCAGTTGCTAGGCTATTGCATAGCGCACATTCCATATCCAACATGTACAGAGATATCTCTCCATCTTCAAACATTGCTTTAACATTCCACAGCGTGGAACCACAAACACACACGTGTAGGGGACGATCTTTATCTCTTAAATCCATGTGTATGCAGCCTTACCTTCCACCATGTGACGAGCGTGCTTGATGCCCCAGTGTATCTGCTCTTCGGTCATATCGCCAATGTCCTTAACATCTATGCCGTTGTAGTTGAAGAAGGTCAGGTTCATCCCATATGTATGAGCAAACTTTACGATCTCTTCAGAGGCTTTACGACCCGCATCATCTCTATCATAGGCTGCCATGATGGTCTTAGCATTACGTAAGATCTTTGCTTGACTATCACTTAATGTTGCTCCATAAGGTGATACTGCTCCTGTATAACCTACAGATTCTAGACGAACAACATCAAGGGGCGATTCTACGATGATTACAGTGTCTGTGCTCATGTTCTCGATGTTGAACATGCTCTTAGACTTTTTAACCCCTCCTGGTTGATTCTTAAAGAACCTTCCTTGGGCGCCCTTCTCCTGCCATCCCCATAGGTTGTAATTCTCAGGATTACGAATAGGCAAGATCCATGCTGAAGTTTTGGGATCCCAAAGAACCCCACACTTTCGTGCAGCATCTGAGGTTAGAAACCGCTTTCGTAGTTCTATCTCAGGAGGCTCTGTAAAGACCGCTAAACGGGCTTCTGACATCTCTAATGGCTCTTCTGGTACCTCGTACACAGGCAGGTCACGCAACCGTGCTAACAAGTAGTCTGCCGTCGATTCCTTCTGCTCGTTCACGAACTCCTGGGCATCGAAGTAATCGATTCCCTTTAGGTCTCTAACAAGGGTAAAGATGTTTCCCTTATACCCGCAGGAAAAGCACAGGTGCATACCATTGTCGGTGTTAAACCACCATGAAGGATGGTTATCTTCTTTACCTGTACGTGCCTTATGCATAGGGCATAAGCCCTCAAGTTCAACTCCACGCTGAGAGGTAAACTTTAGGTCTAAGCCTACGATGACCTTCTCATAATCGATCATGGGCGATTCAACATCCAAGTTGTACAGTAGTTGCACTTAGTCGTCTCAGACTCATCATGAAAACAACCTGTTTCCCAAAGCCATGTAATAGAGGTTTCTGTAGGTGGGCAGTTACGGCTTGCAACTACGCGTAACTTACGGACTTCTTCATCCTCTTCTACCTGCTCTAGACCAAGGATTACGTCCGAGTCTTGGAAGAAGGAAGATGAGTAACCGATTGAGTCTGCAGTAACTTTTCCACCACGCATCTTCCAAAGAAGAGTTTGCGTAGTAATGATTACAGGCTTGTCAATGCGCTGTGCTAAACGCTTTAATGCGCGGGTAATGTTAGTGATCGCTTGTGGAGTGTTCATCTCTCCAGAAACCTCATCTAGCATCAAGTACACACCATCTATAAAAACAACATCTGGATTAGTTTGCTGGATCTTTGCAGACAAAGCAGAGACTGTGAGTCCATTTACCGCATCAACTAGATGGAATGACTGCATCTTATCCATGCGATCAAGCATGTCTGTAAAGCGCTTATCCTCTGCTGTAGTCAACTTTCCTCTACGCAAACGTGTGTGCGAGATGTGGGCGCGTATAGAATCGTGACGTTGTTGTTGTTCTTTGTTGTTCATCTCAAAAGACTGAAACATAGGGACTTTACCCTGCTCATGAACATTGATAGCCATCTTCAATGCGATCTGAGATTTACCAGTCTTTGGTGGTGCAATGACGGTTATTAACTGACCGCCCTGCAAACCTGCGGTTGCTTCGTCAATCTTTTCAAACCCTGTTGGGATTCCAAGAAACTCTTCGTTTTGTAATTTTAAGTACTCTTGATAACGTTCATCGGTATCTTTACTCAGATCTAACTCGTGGGTACCTAATACGCCTTGATCATTAACAAGGGTGATGGTCTTTTCCATTTGGATAAGAGCACCGTCGTATTCGCCAATACGAATCTGTTCAACAGATGCCTCAAGACCATTACGAGTAATCATCTCCTTGCGAAGAGCAACCATCTTATCGAGGATGTACTCGACGTTGTCAGCAATCTTTTCTTCTTCTAAGACTACATAGTTAGGATAGTTGTCAGAGATAACAACCTCTGAAGGTATCTCGTTGTACTCAGAGTAGTGCTGTACAACTAATTCCCAAACTTTACGATTGTCAGGGTCTAAGAACCAGGCTGCGTTTACTTTGCGTTGTAGTGCTGGAACGATGTTACGTTCACGAATGATCTTACTTATTAACCGTTGTTCGTTGTTCACGTTTGCCCCTTATAAGTTATTTAATTCTACGCCCCATGACCCATATCGAGCAACTCTGCTAGGAATGTCTATCATGCCCTTAAAGTTAGCCCTGTATGGTAAATCATCTATAAAGTTCTCTATATCAACATACAGTTCTGCATAGTTAAAAGGGTTAGCACCTCTTCGGTCTAACCTCTCCATGAAGTTGTCTAAGTGTTCTTGAGTCCAAAGGTCATCTTCGTAAGCAGCAAGTTCAATAGACAGTCCAAATTTGTTTCCTAAGTTCCACAGTTGACTTAATGCGACTGCGTTTAACTTAGTTATCTTTTTTTCTTCTGTAGTCCTGAGTAGTTTCTTTGACTCCACAACTTCACTAAAAGCCACGACATCAATATGGACAATAATACGAGGCGGCGTTTCATTCGAGATGTCACCATTTTTCATAGTACCTCTATGGTGTTGTACTTAATAATTAGATCTCTAAACTTTTTTGGATCATCAAAGGCCTCTTCAAGTTCACCTTCAGGAACTTCAGTAGGGATACTGATGAAGTAACTTCCTCGATTGCTTTTACCTTTTTGGTTAATAAACCGAGTATGTTTGCAAGACCCATCCTTAGCCCACACGGGACAGTTGCATCGCAAGTCTTTAGTGTCGGTATCAACTTCTACTTCAAATACGCCAGCACCACCAGCAGAGATGAACACTTGAATAGTGCGCCAAGAAGTCACTGCGTTCATCCTTTCTCCCTCAAGTCTGATCCAACTATAGGTACACGTATGAATGCTTCATTGGCAAAACTTGCCATAGCCTCAGAGTACCGTGTTTCCCAGTTCTCAAGTTTAACATTTGTGGTAACTATTGTTGGTAAAGCACGGTCATATCGTATACGAAGAATCTCATCAAAAGAAGCATCGTCGTACTTAGACCCGTACTCTTTTCCAAGATCATCAATAATAAGAACTCTAACGTTTAACCAGTCAAACTCTGAACGACCATGTAGACCATCTAACTTGTCATTAAGAGACTGCTTTTCAGACCCGTTTGCATCAAAAGAGGATTTCTTGTAAGAAAGAAACTCTGGATAAGTCAAGTAGTGAACTGGTCGAAAAGCCATACTCACATCACTCTGCTTTAACTTGAACAGGCTAGATATGGAAGTATCATCGTTTGACATTCGGCGAACAATTTCCATGGCTGCTACAACTGCATGTGTAGTCTTTCCAAGACCTGGACCGCCATCAAAAAGAAGTCCTACACCAGTTGTACCTAGACCACCAATACTTTTAATAACATCACCCTCAAGAACGGTGTCTATCCACTCAGCAATTTGCTTAGGAAAAGAACCTGTATGGGCAATGATGTCTGATGGTTCTAATCCCAGAAACCGTCGAGGGATATTAGAAGTACGAAGCAACCAGTTGCGCTTCATAGGTGACAAACTGTTTAAGTCGTACACTACCTCTTGCCTCCCAA